ATCCGCGAAGAGGATTCGCTGCGGCTGCACCGCCGCTTCCGCAACGCCATCCGTGGCATTCGCCAGACCACTCGCGGGATGGTCACCGTCCATGTCGTCAGCCTGCTCGGTGTTGATGTGGCCTGGACGACCCCGGTGAAGGAGCAAGACCAATGACCGTCATCACCCATGCCTACACCCCGCTGATGGACGTTGATTCCATGAGCGAAGAGGACTGCCGCCTGGCCCTGAAGGACGTTCTGCGCGATGGGTTCGCGAAGGACCAGCAACTGGTCGAGCTGAAGACGGGCATCCATAAGCTGGACAACACGCTGGTCAAGCTCATCGACCTCTTCATCGCCGGGAGCTACTCCAAGCTGCATGCGCAACTGCAGGACATGGCGGTCTACCTGCAGGAGCAGCGTGCCGCCTCGAAATCAGCAAGGAGGGTGCACTGATGAGGGATAGCACGCGTTACGACACCCTCGTCATCGAGGGCGCCAGCGGCACCACCGTTCCCAGAGAGGTAGATGGCGGGCGTGTTGTGTCCTGGGCGAAGGGGCATGCACTCGCCGGAGCCGATCCGCTTGAAGCGTTCGTGCAGGCCCTGGCCCATGGCGACTACATCAACATTCCCGCAGATGCCCTTCAGCTCATGGCCGAAGGCGTCATCGCCCGCCACAACCGACAACTGGAGGATGGCTATGACTGAGCGCCGCCTCAAATGCCGGCGCTGCCGCTGGATCGGCGCGCTTAGCGATCTCCGTCCGGTGCCGCACCCGAAGGAGTCTTGGCGTAGCGACAACGTCTGCCCGCGCTGCGGGTGTAAAACCTTCTCTCCAATTGAGGATTCCTCCCATGGCTGAACAAGCAGTGCATGTTCCCGCCGGGTACCGCATGGACGCCAAGGGGCGCCTGGTACCTGAAGAAATGATCAAACCCATTGACCTGGAGCGCGACCGCCTTGTGCAGGAGATCGTTGCCAAGGGGAAGGCTCTGAACAAGGCGTTGCTGGATTTCAAACTGGCAACATTCGGCGATATCGAAGCCTTCATCACCCTGTCGGCCGAGCAGTACCAGGCGAAGGTAGGAGGCAAGAAGGGCAACGCCTCTCTGGTCAGCTTCGACGGTCGCTACAAGGTCATTCGGGCCATGGCCGACAACATCGCCTTCGACGAGCGCCTGCAGGCCGCCAAGGCGCTGATCGACGAGTGCCTCCACGAATGGACGGAAGGTGCTCGCGCGGAGGTCATCACGCTGATCAACGATGCGTTCCGCGTGGACCAAGCTGGGAACATCCGTACCGGCAGCGTGCTTGCCCTGCGCCGCCTGCAGATCGAAGACGAACGTTGGCAGCGGGCAATGCAGGCCATCGGCGAGGCTGTCCAGGTGGTGAGCACCAAGGCGTACGTGCGTATCCAGGAGCGGGTCGGGGACACCGACCAGTACCGCTCCATTCCTCTTGATATCGCGGGGGTGTGACATGGACCACGACCGTATCCTCGACAAGATCAAGAAGTGCCTGGAGATGGCCAAGGGGCGGGGTTCGAATCCGAACGAAGCCGAGATCGCACTACGTCACGCCCACAAACTGATGGAAGCCTACAACCTGGAGATGGGCGACGTGCTGGCCAGCATGGCTGGCGAAGCCAAGGTTCCCGCTGGCTCGGATGGAAAACCGCCGGCCTGGCGGGTGCACCTCGCTCAAGTGTGCTGCCATGCCTTCGGCACGCACTTGATCATCTGCACCTCCTATTTCGAAAGCGCTTCGTTCCTGTTCGTCGGCTGCGCGGCGGCGCCGGAGCTGACCGGCTACGCCTACCAGGTGCTAGAGCGACAGCTGCAGAAGGCGCGCAAGGACTTCCTGAGCACGCAGAAACGCTGCAAGCGGTCCACCAAGGTAGCCCGTGGAGATGCCTTCGCGCATGGATGGATCGAGGCCGTGTACGCCAAGGTCGACCAGTTCGCGGGCGTCGACGACAACATCGCAGACGCGATTCAGGCGTACATGGCGAAGCACCACGCTGACGTCGGCAAGTTCGAGATGAAGCGCCGCAAGCTCAAGGCACGTGACGAAGTGGCCAGTGAAGCGGGGTATGCCGCGGGCAAGCGCGCGCGGCTGCACCAGGGGATCGGGCACCAGGCCGTGGCTCGGCTTACTCAGGGGGTGTGAGATGTCGCAAGCCAATCCGTTCATCCGTCCTGACAAGGACTACGGTGCAGTGAGTGCTGATGATCGCCTGCGCGCTCTGGACAGCTTCAATCTAGAGCAATGCCGTGCTGCGCTCTCGGTACCCGGTCTGCAGAAGACCGTCGAGAAGAAACTGCACAGCCGCATTCGACAGCTCAACAAGGAGGCCAGGTGATGGAGCGCTACCACTCAACGGCCGGCGATCCGCCTCGGCGTGATGCTGACGTAAAGCGACAGGAGGCCCAGGAGCTGGACGAACTGGTTCAGCAGTTCTTGGCCGGCGGAGGGCAGATCGAGAAAGTCGGGTACAAGATGCGCGAGCTGCCGGACACTTTCGTCATCAATCCCATGAAGACGCCGGTATACAACGGTGCCCTGGCCGAGAACTCGTCGCTCAAAGCCAAGCCTGCCGCACCGCGCGCGCAAGCAAAGACCGAGCCCCAACGCTCACCAGCGCCCGTGCCGGCTTTGCAGCCGGCTCCTGGCGTGAACCCGAAGGTCTGGTTGAGCCGGATGATCGCCGCCCAGGCGCTGCTGGCCGCGCAGACGGCCAGGCTCGCTCGCGAGCTAGGTGTCAGCGATGCCGAGCTGCGCCGGCTGGGTCGTCGGCATGGCATGGAGGTGTTCCATGGCACTCGCTAGGGGTCTACTCAGCAAGATCCACATCGCTCGTCAGCAGCTCGGGCTGCAGGACGATGTCTATCGGCAGAAGCTGCAGGTGATGTTCGGCAAGGGGTCGGCGCGGGATCTGAACCTGCGCCAGGCCGAGCAGTTGCTGACGGAGTTCAAGCGCCTGGGCTGGCAACCACAGCCCAGCAGGCGAGCAGCCGGTAAGCCGCATAACTTCAGTCAGTTGCCCGCCGAGGTCCAGGTCATCGAGGCGCAGTTGGCCGAGATGAGGCTGCCCTGGAGTTACGCCGACAAGATCGCAAAGCAGATGTTCGGCGTGGCCAAGGTCGCCTGGCTGAAGAAGCCAGATCAGCTCACGGCAATCCTGGCGGCGCTGCATGTCGAGCAGGAGAAGCGGTACCTACTCGCTGAAGTGGATCGGCTTTGCCAGGGACTGGGCATTGAGCATCCAGAACAGGCGGCCGGCTTGGAACAGCTGCCGAAAGGGTGGCGGCGGCAGCGTCCAATCCTCAAGGCCCTGGTGGAAACGCTCCAGGCGGCCGCAGATAGCAAGCGGAGGTAATAATGAAGGAGATCCGTTCGCAGCAGATCCGCCGCCGGAACAACATGCTCAGCGAGTTGGCCGAATTGATCGTCGAGGCGTTCGTGCGTAACGGGCTCTCTCGGGAGAAAGCAGTATCTGAGTCAGAGGAACTGGTGTTCCAGTTGCATCGGCGCTGGGCCGGCATCACGTTTGTTTTCCCGGTCAAGGATGAGCTGGCGCGCAAGCGCCTGGAACTGCATATACTGCAGCGGTACGATGGCTCGAATGCTGACAAACTGGTCCGGGAGTTCGGCGTCACCGAGGACTGGATCTACAGCGTTGTTCGAAAGCACCGGAGACAACGCCGAACCGATCAGTTGGGCCTTTTTGACCCGGCCGAATGA